CGCCCTCTTTCCAGGTTGCAGCTATAAAAATATAGCCTCCCCAGATCCCATACACGTAGTTTAGCATGCAAGCGGTCTTTCGTCAAACCTCCTTTCTATTTATGTGTTTGGTATAGAAACTACCACTATACTTTCCAACGATGCCCACACTTCAAGCATACGCCAACTCGTCTATTACGGTTATGCCAACCGGCAGCAATACCGATCCCACCGGTTAATAACCCACCAACAATAGCCTTGCCGGCTTGGAATCCTTTCTTGTCGAACTCAATGTGTTTTGAGTGGCATTTAGGGCAACGCAACTCACCATCTATAGGCTCCTTGGGTTCATCCGAGGTATTAAATGATACCGACATGCCCGATTTATATGCAGTTACCATCGCCTTCAATGTCTCGTCAGTGCGAACTTGTTCCGTGATTTTGGCGGCCTTAAAAATTCCGCAACCTGTCAGCTTCCGGACAGCTTGGCTAAAAGCGAGAGTGCCGGCACTTCCTTTTTGCCAGGGATCCGTTTCTAAAGCAACCTCAAAGGCATTGAAAGTAACGCCGTTTGCTTCCTTGTTGTAAACAGGCAACGTTTTTTCAGCACTCGGTTGTTCAACGAGGGCATTTTCGGAATTAGTAGAAGAGGATAGCGTTGAGTCTATGGGGTGTTCAATCTGCACCTCTTCACACATCTGTTCACGAGCTACAGGGGCTCCGCAATTAGAGCAAAATTTAGCCGTTTCTGATACTTGTTTACCACATTGTTCACAAAACATTTGAATACCTCCTAAAATATTTTTATATTTTAAAATTTCCCTCTATACCACATGATAGTAAAACTCGACGTTTTCGGCGACTTTATCGGGAACAATATTGCTCCGGCGAATCATCTCTTCGATCATACTGGCTTGCATATCTTTTCCGAAATCGTCGCCAACAATGTGACCAAGCTCATGTAGAACTTCCTTTTTCGCCTGTTCTTGAGATAATGACTTGTTGACGATAATGGAATAGCTGCCGTCGGCGTTTGCCGTTGCGGAAGCCTTGGCGTGCGGGATAGAAGCGAAAATTATATTAATCGTCATGTACTTTATTTTCTTCCTTCATTTTTAAGAATTTGATGAAATTATATGCTTCTTGCATTTGTTCCCTCGTCAAATTACGGCTGCTGCTAAAGAGAACTCTTAAATCCGGGTTTGTTCGCAACTCTTCGGCAAGTTCAGCAACTTCCGGGTCCGCATAGTAGCCTGGTTGTTCCGATTCAGCCTCCAAGAAGTAAGTTTTACCAACATTAAAATAATCGGCCAACTTCTGAATTACACCCATTCTAGGAATAGCCTTTAATAGTAACCATTTCCCCACAGTTGATTCACTAACGCCAATAGCTTGGGCTATTTCTCTTTGGTTGATGTTTCGTTCACTCATTAAGTTGGAGAGTCTACTACTGAATAACTTCATTAACCCTTCTTCTTCGGGAGCCCCCAATCGGACTTCTTGGTCGGGGTCTAACATGTAAACCAAAGTATCTAAGTCTTCTCCAATTGCTTTTGCAATTGCACTTAACGTATCAATAGATGGGACTATGGGCTTATTAGAGCGAGTGCTTTTACCACGCTCTAATAGGGAAATATAAGCTTTGCTAAGACCACTTCGCTTGCCGAACTCTTCCATACTTATCCCGTGCTCTTGGCGATATTTTTTAATAATTTCTCCAATAGTTGCCATATACCTTTCACCCTTTCTTGGGATGAATTGTACAACATGATAAACAAAATTGCAAGATAAATGTTTATCATAGTTGACAACTTTTGTTTAACATGGTAAACTCAAAGCAATCGGAAGGGAGGTGATTTTATGGGAATCCCTAACAAGCTAAAGGACATCAGGGAACGGAGCGGGTTGACTCAGAGCGAATTAGCCATTAGGGCTAATGTTGCTCGAGGTCTTATTATAGGCCTTGAGAACGGCTCTGTAAGGGTTGTACGCACAAGCACTTTAACCAAAATTGCCGAAGCTCTCAACAAAAAAGTCACGTCTATTTTTTTTACAGACTAGGTTTACCATGGTAAACAACAACCGCAAACAAGGAGGGAAGTAGATGAACGAAAAAGAAAAAGAGCTTCGTATGGACGA